AAAGCTCGATAGCCTTCTTGTTGTACGCGTGGGCCGCCTCGTCGATGGTTTCATATGTGCCGAGGTTCATCTGCTTCTTCTGGTACTTGATGTTTGCCTGATACTTGCCCTTCATGATGCGCACGCCGCGACACTGAACGGCATTTGTGCGTTTCGTGTTGGCCTGGTTCAAGCTAGTATTTGCCAATCGCAGGTTGTCGATGCGGTTGTTGGTCTTGTCCTGGTCGCGGTGATCGATTTCCGCTGGCGGCCATTCACCGTAATGCATCGCCCACGCGACCTGATGAGCTGGAATATTCTTGCCATCGACGGAGACTCGCCAATAGCCTTGATGATCCCAGCCGATTGGCTTGCTCGCGTCGAAACCGGTGCGATCAGATGCCTTGAGGTACAGATTTCCGCTATCGGCGTCGTAACGCAGGACTTCACGCAGACGCTCAATAGTTGGGCGGGCCTTCATGCCGCACCGCCTTGACCAGCCGTGCCCACAGCGGCTGCTCTCGCTGCGATTTCCGTGTCAATCGCGTGGTCCAGGCACTCGCCGAACAGCATCGTGTCGCCGTCGGCAACTGCGTCCAGATTGTTCTCGCGGGCGCGCAGCCAGCGGTAGCGGGCGGCGTCCTTCGCGTCCTGACCAGCCGTGTCCGCAGCGGGTGTTCTGTCGTTCAGGATGTCGCGCAGCAGGCGGAACATCAGGGCCGGCAGCGAAATGTCGTAAGGCTTCGGTTCACTGACGAAACAGCCGCCCCATTTCGGGCTTTTCAGACGGATCGTGCCCGGCGCGCTGTATGCGTCCCACTCCACGGTCCAGTCGCCCGGCAGACTGCCTGCGTTGGCAGCGGCAGGTCTGGCCTGCACAGGCTTACACCTGGTGGCCGACCATCCGTAAGCCTTCCCATCCACCTGGACATCCAGCGCGCCATTGGAATGCACGCAGGTGATGACGCCACGCGCCGCCCAGGACGTGCCAGCGTCTTGCTCGACGGTGGCACCGACAACGTAGCCCTGCGCTGCCCAGTCGGGTGCACTAGCGGGCGCGCTTTGCGATTTGCTACCCTCGCCATCCTTGCGGCTTGCCGCCATTGCCGAGTCGATGGCTGCGTCGGCCTCGTCGCCGTGAAGCCATGCCGCACCGAATCGACTATTCTTGCAATCGCGTGCAATGTAAGGAGCGAGGTGCGCGTTATTGCATTCCTCGTCGCGCAGGAATCGATACCGCTCCGCATCCTTCGCGTCTGCTGCGCTGGTGGCCTTCAGGCGGTCCGGCGCGTGTTGCTCCAGGTATTTGACGCCCAACAGTGCCATCGCCTGCGCATCGTCTGCGTTGGTCGGCAACGCAACACGGCCTGCTGCGCTGGTGGCGGAATTCTCGGCGTCGGTCTTGCGGTATAGGACCGTTGCGCGCGGGTCATCGCTGCTGGTCGCAACCCATGCGCCAGCTTCTCGGACGAAGTAGCCAACTTTCGCGAGGTCATCAGCTTTCCCCGTCGCGTCGGAAGGCGCTACAGCGGCAGGGTTTGCGGCAAGGAATGCCCGCACCACGGCGCCGTCATAGCGCAGGTAGTCGACCCAACCGTCTTCTTCCTTGAAATCGTCGGGGCTTACAGCAAAGCACGCCTCCGCCACCTTTTCATCAGTCGGCGCCGGTTGGCCGGCATCTTCGCCGTTCGAGAATTGCGAAAGCCCGGCATGGCGGTTCGCGTATTCGGCCATCGCGTCGAAGTCGCCACCGCATACGATGATCTCGCCAGATCCGCGCATCACGTAGCTGATCTCGGCTTCGCGTGCAGCTTCGGACAGGTCGGGCCGCTTGAATACGGCGCGCATCAGGTCTTCGCCGGTGAGAGGCTTGTCCAGGTCGATGCCTGCCGGTGCGGCGATGTTTTCGTGTTTGGTCATGTCTCGGTCCTTGTTTTAGTAGCCGCGGTTCCAGCTGCGCTCCGGCGCTGCATCCCAGTAGCAGAATTGGATGAAAGAGTCGAAGCCGTCGCCGTATTCCAGATAGCGCTCGTATCGTGCTGCGTGTCGGCTGGGCTTGCGCACGGCGCCCATCTCGCCGTATTCCACGTCGCTCGTCGGGTGGCAGTTGAGGATCACGCCGGGCTTGTCCGCATCGAAGTTCACGCCAATGTAATGGCCGCGATCAGCCGCTATGACACCTGGCTTGCCGCTGACTACGACGCGGCGCCCGATTTCGGCAGGAACGCCGTAGTAATCGCGCACGTATTCGCAGCTCACGCTTCGCTCCCACGTTGGCCGTTCTCATTGCTGGTTGCGAACATATCCAGCGTATGCTCGTCCTTGATCGGGATCGGCTGGCCAGCGGGCACGAACGCGGTGCAGCAGGGCTGGCCGTCCTTCCCGTATTGCCATTCGCTCGGATAGTCGGGATGGTCGACGGCCAGCATGTACGTCTTGCCGATCAGTTCGCAAATCTGGTTGTCGTCGCATTCTTCCAGTGGCAGACCGGCCATCATTCCGTGGTCACGTTCGCACTGCGCGCAATAGGCATCGATGAATACAGCGCCCTCGGTGCCGTTGCTCGGTCGGTACTTCTGGCCGGCGCGTTCCTTGTTCATTTCGGCCCAGCTGTCCGGGTAGATGGCGATCGTTTTCACGATGCGTCTCCTTCCTTGCTGGCGGCCGGGGCTGCGGCCGGGAGTGCAGGCAACGGCATCCAGTACGTCACTTCATTCATCGCGGCCCACCCGTTTTCGCGCGACTCGAACGTTTGCGAATCGGCCATCCACTGCGCGGGCCACATGCCGGGCTCAGGATCCGGGCAGAAGACCAGAACCAGTTGCGTGTCTTCCGGCCGGCGTTCACTCATGCTGATCCACTGCGCCTTGTCGCGAACATCGGAGCTACCGGCGCGGAGTTCGCGCTCGATCGATCGGGCGAATGAGCGGTAGTCCTCAACGCCACCCATGCCGGCATACGGTTTGGCGATGGCGTCGATCCGCTTGTCGGTCAGTACGGCCGGTGCCTGTACTGCTGGCGCGGCGTCGACACTCGGCAGCAACTTCGCGATCATCCACAGCGTGCCTGTGGCTACGTACTGCTGCGGGTTGGTGTCCGGGATAGCTGCCAGCGCGCTTGCCGCCAGCGGGTCAAATTCCAGTGCAGCGCGGCCAGCTTCGGCCAACTTCATCAGAAGCTTGGTGCGCGTCTCGTTGATTTCGCGGTTGTTCATGTCGTCCTCTTCACAGGGTTTTGGCTTCGATGCGGCGGTTCGCTTCGATGGTCCGCCATACATCGATCTTTGCTTGCGCACCGACGATCAGCCAGCGCAGGGATTCTTCTTGTTCGACTGCTGCCTTCAGACCTTCCAGGAGGGCCATGTAGTCGGCGTGGGCGTAGGCTTCGCGCTCCTGAGCCACGGCCGATTTGTGACCGTTGATCTCGGCTTCCTGCATGAGCATCGCTTTCTTCGACTTGCGAAACTCTTCCAGGTAGACACGCTCCGACTTGGCCTTGGCGTACTTGGGCGCGTTGTCGCGGATGAAGTCCAGCGCCTTGAAGATGCTGATCTCGGTATCCACGTTCATGCTGCTTCCCGCTCGTCCGAACGTACAGCGCGACGTAGCACAGCTTCGTACTTGCTTACCAGCTTGTCGAACTCGGCCAACTTCTCGACCATAGCGTCGATGAACGAGTCGTCGCGGAACACGCGCTTCACGAACAGGTCTTTACCGACGGGCGCAAGGTCCGGCACGTACATGATGAAGTCGCACCACTTACGGCCGGTGACCCACATGCCGCCCTGCATTTGGTGGTCATACTCGGACGTGTCACCGGTCTGCCACATGGCCACGATCTTGTTGCTGTCGATTGGAGCCTTGATCTCGATGAGGCCTTCATCGTCAACGAGGCCGTCGGTGCTGTAACCGAACACACCATCGTCCGTCAGGCAGATGCCGGCCTCCGTGACGAATGAGCGCGTACGGGCCTCGTAAAGCATGCGCGCTGCAGCTTCCATCTCATGGCCGCGCTCGAGAATCCAGGCCTTGGGCGGCTCACCATGCGGCTGGCCGCTGACACGCTCGATCGCCAAGTCTGCGGCGTAACGCTCCGCTACCGCCGTCGGGTCGCCGACACTACGCGTCCCAGACTTCTTTTGGCAGCGGCTGATGGCTTCGGCGAAGCAACTGGCGGTGATCTTTCCGGCTCGGGCGGCGTGCCACTCGGGGGTACCTTGCGGGCATTCGATGAACTTCATGGTTCGACTCCTGCCAGTTCGGCGCGGCGCGCGGCCACTGCTGCCTTAAATTCGCGGTATGCGTGCTGGTCCTTGGCCTTCTCGATGGCGACGATACCAAGCTCCCAAACCTTGACGACATCGGCATCCGTGGGCGCCGCATTAACTCGGGCGATCCAGTTGTCCGCAAGAGTTGTATCAAGCTCAGCCTTGGCGCCATCGTCATCCTGCTCTTTGGTGGCCAGCCCGGTTGCCGCCAGCAGCGTATAACGTTGCAGGTACGTGACCGTCGACGCCATCTGCTGGATGTTGTTCTTCTTGCCCGAATCGTCCTTCGCAGCCGTCAGCGTGGTGCGTTCGCTGTGGCCCATGCGGTGCGTCAGGATGCATGTCACTACGACGTTGTTGCCCTGCTGTTCGGTGTCCCAGCGGTGGCTGAAGCCATGCTTCGCTAGGCCCTCCACGATAGCGCTCGTGACGTTCCCCAGCGATGCGTGTGAGTACCCAACGAATCCGTCTTTCCCGGTATAGCCTACCTGCTTATCCTTGATGATCTCAGGCGGATTGCGCTTGAACTCGGCCATATCCGCCACGTAAGCCTTGCGTGCCTCGTTTTCCTCATAGCGCTGCTGGAGATCCATCAAACGTTCCAGACGGTCCAGATCGGCGCCGCTGTCCAGCGCACGACGTAGCAGATCCACCGGAGTGACAGCGACAGCCGCGGCTGTCTCGCGCTGCTGCGCAACCGCATACTGCTGCGGCTTCGCCTCGACTGGCTCCAGCGTCATTTCGATAGTTTCGCTTTTCACTTCATCATCTCCACATGAAAATCATCTTTCGGCTGTTCGCGCATCTCGTGGTGTAGTGGCCGCGCCGCCCACTCGTCGAACCACTTGCGCGTTTCCTCTGCGTCGTCGTCCGGCTGCTGGTCACGCGCCCTGTTCGCTGCGCGCATGGCTTCGCGGTATTTGCGTTTCACGATGGTCTCCACATAGCAGCGGGTTGGTTCATCTCGTCCAGCTCCTGCACTTCGGCTACGATGAACAGGAAGGCGACGAGAAATACGAGGGCTCGGGCGAAGTCGCGGATCAAGGCAGCAACCCTTCCATCACGCCGCAGACGATCACGGTCAGTGCCAGCCCAACGACGCCGAACCACGGGTTCGCGTCCGTCCACGCCATACCGTCCAGGAACAGGCGGTCCATCAGGCTGCGGCGGGTGATGCGGGCGGCGATCATGCGGCGCGCCCGGTAGCCTTGGCTATGGCTGCGCGGGCCGCGTCAATGCGCGCTTGCGTGTCCGGGCCGCCAATGTGATTTCCGATTGCGTCAGGCAAGATCGCTTGCAAGGCTTCCAGCAGGTCCGGCGCCGCGGCGATCAGGTTGACGTTGTTCGCGCCGATGATGTCGTCATTGCTTCGATAGTGGACTTCGCAAATCCTCGGGCAGTGGCCAGCCACAACATCTGGATTGTCTTTCCATGGCACAACCACATCAAACCAATAGCCGTTGTCCACGACGTGCCAAGGCCCTGGCGTATGCTTCGCTTCCATCGTTGCTCCTCGTTCTGGCCGGCGCCGCCGGCGGTTGGTTTATTGGTGTGGTGGCCGGTGCTGATCTCCGGCTTTCCGGCTTCACGGTTCCGAGGGCGGGGTTCGTGGCTCCTGTCCACCCGCTTTCTGCTGGGCATGCTCGGCTTTCGCCAGAGCCGCATGCACGTGCATTTGCCGCGTTGCGCATCAGCCTGCGCATTCACCACACAGGGGCTGCCTGGAATCGAACCAGGGCTCGCAGGATCGTTCCTGCCGCTCTATCCGGGTCATGACTCCCGAATCCGGACTGGTCTCCGCGCCGTGCTTGGACATGGGTTCCGGACCCCGCGCCAAACCGTGCGCTTCAACTACACCGGCCACTGAGCTACAGCCTTTGTGTGGTGCCTGTCTGTTCCAGGCTGCCAGGGCATTCGAGATCCCACTCCCTCAATTTGCTGACCCGAGTGCAGGGCAAGCCGCGCGTTGTGAGGGGCGCGGCGCTCCTATTCGTTACGCTCGCCCCGCAGGGAAGATGTGCTGCCACACGCGGCGCTCGATGCGCGCCTCACGCTCGGACTCGGCACGACGGCGCTCCATCGCCTCGACCTGCGAAATCGCGACGACCTCGGCTTCAGCCTCCATCACCTTGTCGCGGATCTGTTCGAACGTGACCTTGCCAAGCACGAGGTCGTGCAGGTCGTCGTAGGCCGTGGCGAGGTAATCGGTCACCGAATCGCCAACCTCATGCGCCGTTTTCAAGTCGCCAGCTGCCAGCAGCGCCTTGCGGTACGCGAACTCCTTCGCGGTCAGGTCGCGGATTTGAAGCTCGCGGGCTTCGTCGTTTGAGAGACGATCCATGTCGCACTCCGTCAGAAGTTCCAGGCCTTGGCGGCGGCAGCCTTCGCTGCTGCCTTCGCCTCAACCTTGCTGTCGTAAAGCGTCTCGGACACGATTCCTTCGGAGATCGACGGGCCGGTAGACAAGATCAGGCGGACTTTCTTGCCAGCTGCGCGGTAGATGTGTGCGTACATGCTGCTGCTCCTATCGGTTGCCGCTTGGCTCTTGCCTGCGGTTGGTTGCGATGGAGACATTATCACGAATGTGTTTGACGTTGTCAACACGAACGTGATGATTGAAGTGAAAATTTTTATGCGAAAAAGTGTGCCGCAGCGCGGCCCCTCTTGAGATGCTGAGTCGGGGCGAAAAAAAGCCCGCTCTAAGCGGGCTCTATGTAGACTAAGGTGAATTACTTGTTACCTGCCGCAGCGTTACGCTCGGCCTCGCAAGGCTTGCATTCTGACTCCCAGTCAAAGGAGCCGTTCTTTTCAACAATTTTCGGGAAGCCCCACTTCGAACGTGTTACCGGACAATTGGGCCATTTTGCTAAGAACACATGATTGATTAGATTGTTGGCGGGGAGAAATTTGTCCCAGAACGACGCGCCACCCTGTTGTTCAATTAAGTCGATTGCAAGAGTGTCCACGCCACTCAGAGGGATATCCGAGTAGTTGCTAGGGCACGACTCAACCACCTCTTTCAGCGCCGGAGTCACCGCATTATCTGGGTTGCCGCTGAATATGAACCCCTTGTCAAAGAGCGCTTTCCTGGCGACATATTCGCACTTGCCCCAAGCTGCAGCCTCATCCGCTGACTTAGGCCCATCCTTACTATGCTTTGCTGACCAGCAAGTGTCGTACCATTGTTTGCCAGTCTGATAAAAAATACCGTTATATGCAAGTGCCGCCAATACCGCGGCGCCAATTATCCATAGGCTAAATGATGGCCCGTCTTTCAAGTCCTGCCCCTCCTTGTTTGAATAAGACGCCGCTGCGTTCGCTTCAATTGTTAAAATCCGGACTGCCTTACGAAACCAATATTCCCTAGCGTAAACTACTGTATGGGTGTACAGTATTTTAGCGTTCTGAACTATGGGACTCGGAAAATTCTGCAGTGCTCTACTTCAGTTTCGCCTATCAAATTCATCAAATATAGGTAGGGATAAGCCTACAGACTGGAGGCGATGATGCATCGGAAAGATAAGCTGAACATGATGTTTGAGGCCATCGATGACGAAGGCAAGGACGTGGTGTTAGACATCCTTACAGGCGAGTATGAGCGTGTACGAGCGTCACGACGCGCGAGACTTCGCCTCGTCAGCTGCACGCATCCGGCGCCGAATGTTCCTCACCAGCCGCTCAATCCGACTTCGATCAGCCGGGCTCGATAACCGGTAAATTTCGATCATCTCAACGATGGTGCCAAGGATGTCCTCCGGCTGCGCTGGGGTCGCACTTTCGCTCCCGGAGGGCTGAACTTCCGTCTTACCGCCATCCTGCTCGTCCATAGGAGAGCCCTGTCCATTTGCCAGCCAGACCGGATCTACATCGAGAGCGGCCGCGATGTCCACGATTCTCCTGGCTGTCTGGCGAATGCCTGCCTCTAAATTCCCGATAGTGCTCTGCGATACGCCTCCTAGTTTGGCCAAGGCTTCCTGAGTAAGCCCCTTACGTTCGCGGGCCCATGTGAGCCGTTTCCCCAAAGTATCCATATCACGAATGTAATACAGATCTTCATCACGTTGGTGTTGACGCCCTAAACACGAACGTGATACTGTAGACGCATGGATACCCAAAATATCACCTCCGATTTGATTAAGTCCGGCCTCACTCAGCAGCAGTTGGCCGATTTGGTTCCGTGTAGCCAATCGCTTATTGCGGCGTACTTGGCCGGCAAGCGCGGCGCGCGACCATCCAAGCAAATCGGCGACCGACTTGAGCAACTTCATGCTGAGCGGTGCCGCCCCCTTACCCGAACCCCTCGACGACGTCGCATTAGCGACTCCCAGCCGCAGTAACCCCTGCGGTTTTTCGTTGCCTAAAAAGTTGCAGTTAGGAAAAAGCTTATAGGCAACAGCAGCACCCGCCAGCCGCAAGGCTGACCCACGTAACCCGCAACACCAAGGAGAAACACCATGTTTTACAACCCTGAAGCCCGTATCGACACGATTGAGGTCTGCGTGAACGAGGCCGAGAAGAACGCTGCGAAGGCGCTCTGCAAGGCTCTCGGAATCGGAGTCTCGACGTGGTACCGGAACCTCGGAAATGCCGAGTTGCAACGCCATGGTATGCCCCCGGGCAAGCCGAAAGAATCCGGAGGTTGCCGGGGTGTTGGGCGCCCGGCCAGTCGTGCGGGTGGTGCGAAGGGGGCAATGCGGAGACACCTTTAAGGGGTTTCGCCTGCGCCACGAGGTGGCAAAAAAATAGCCCGGAGGGAGAGCCGGGCCATAGAGGAAATAACAATGGACAAATTATCACATGAAAGTAAGGCTGCGACGAAGGTAATCGCGAAAGCGTGCACCTGGGCCGATCGCCGCAAATCGATGCAGTCTGCTTCTGAAGACCAAATCGCACGAGAGTCCGGCCGCTACCGCGTCAGCATCAACGAGTTGGCGGAAGCGGTCGAGCACTACCGCAAGGCCGAGAAAGCGGGGAAATGATGGATACCAGCATTTCCCCCGTCACACCTGAAATTATGCGCCAACGCGGCGCAGACGCCTTTGACAACGGTCACGGCATCGACGATCACAACATGAATCCGTGGTCGCCGGCTGTTGCCGACTGGCGTAAGGGCTGGCAGCAACGTCAGGCCGAGGTCGGCGCCCTTCGTGTTCTGGCCGCAGCCATGTCGATGGGAGCACCGACATGACGAAGCTCTCAGTCAAAGCCGATCAAGTCTCTTCCGCGATCCTGCGGAAGATCGCATCAGCTGGCGAAGCAGGTACGACCGTATCCAAGCTCGTGTCCGAGCTGAAGCTAGGTCGTAGCTGCATACGCAAGCACCTCGTTGCCCTCGAGGATTCTGGCCACATCTGCCACGTGCGCCGTGTCCGTCCAGTTGGTGGCGGCGCATACCTCACCTATCACCCTGGATCGTCTCAGCCAACGCCAGTCAAGCGCGAAGCGCCTGCGCGCCGTGACTGGCTCGTTGAGGCGTTCTTCGGGCCTGCGCGCAGGGAGGCCGCATGATCGCCTACGAAGCCATCGGCCCCAATGCGAACGGCGATTTCATCATCGCCTACCCGACACCGGGCGCCCCACACATCATGACCGCAGCTGGCGTCTGCTCCGACCTGCGCCTGGCACAGGACGAATGCGCACGCCTGAACGAAGCACAGGTTGTCGACCGCCGAGCCGCGATGGTCCGCGCTCGCAACATGATCATTCGCGACAAGGAGAACTGACGTGGCCGGCGAATGGATCAAGGTGCGCACGAACCTGTGGGACGACCCACGAATCGGCCAGCTGTGCGAACTGACGGACCAGGGCGAAGCCGCGGTCATCGGTGGCCTGTACTGGCTCTGGGCGACTGCTGACGAACACTCTGCCGACGGCCTGCTGCATGGCATGACGACCCGCACCATTGACCGCAAGACGGGCGTCCCTGGACTCGGCAAGGCGCTGGTAACGATCGGCTGGCTCACGGAAAGCGATGGCGGCGTTACCGTAGAACGCTTTGATGAGCACAACGGCGCTTCTGCGAAACAGCGCGCACTCACTGCGAAGCGTGTTTCGAACCACAAGGCTAACGCAAAGGTAACGCAGCCAGCGTTACCAAAACAGGATGATGCCGTTACTGGTGCGTTACCTAGAGAAGATAAGAAAGAAGATAACCCCCCCCATACCCCCCAAGGGGGGCAACCCGGCGAGCAAGACGAAAGCCCGAAACGCAAAACGGCCGTCTCCCTGCAGACCTTCCTTGCCGAGTGCAAGAAGGCCGGCGAGAAGCCGATTCCTGACGGCGATCCGGTGTTCGCCTATGCCGACAAGGTCGGACTGCCGCACGAGTTCCTTGGCCTGCACTGGCGCGAGTTCAAGGACCGCTACCAGGCGCCAGATTCCAAGCGCTACAAGGCGTGGCGCACCGTGTTCCTGAAGTCAGTGAAATGCAATTGGCTCAAGCTCTGGTACCTCAACGGCGACGGGCAGTACGTCCTGACGACCGCCGGCCAGCAGGCCCAGCGCGCCCACAGGGAGGCCGCATGAGCGAGCAATTCAACATCGAGGCGGAACAGGCCGTAATCGGCGCCCTGTTGCGCGACAACGACGCATTCGATCGCATCCCGGCGCTGGACGCTGCTCACTTCTTCCGCGGCGACCACCGCAACGTGTTCGCGGAGATCGCCAAGCAACTGGCGGCAGGTAAGCGCGTCGACGCCGTGACGCTGGCCGAGCGCCTGGATCCGGAGATGCTGCCGTACCTCGCCAGTCTGCACTCGTCGGCCGCCAGCGCCGCGAAGATCGAGTACCACGCAAGCATCGTGATCGAGAAGGCAACGCGTCGCGCGCTGTCCGCTCTGGCGATCGACCTTGCTGCCGATGCTGAATCGGGCAAGGACAGCGCCGAGACCATAGCCGACGCCGCCGCCAAGCTGGACGCCATGGCCCAGCGCAAGACGACCCGCGACCCGCGCCGCCTGGATGAAACGCTGACCGAGTATTTGACCCTACTGCAGCAGCGCCTGGACGGCAAGGTTCGTCCGATCCCGACCGGTTATCGGCACCTGGACGAGATGCTCGACGGTGGCCTGGAGCGCGGCACGTTGACGGTGATCGCCGGCCGCCCCGGCACTGGCAAGACCGCCGCGGGCCTCGGCATCTGCCGCAACGCTGCGCGCGACTACTCTGCCCTGTTCCTGTCGATGGAGATGTCGACGAATCAGGTCAACGACCGCAACATCTCCGCGCTGGCCAAGGTCGACATGTCGTGGCTGCGAAAGCCGGGCGAAGGCCGCGATGACACCGAGCGCTGGAACGCTATCACGAACGCCACGATCAACTCGCGCCGGCTGAACCTGTTCATCGACGACCAGACTGGCCTGAGCCTACCCGAGATCCGCGCCAAGGCCCGCAAGATCAAGCGGCAGCACGGCTGCGACATCATCTGCATCGACCAGTTGTCGTTCATCACCGGCGCCAAGTCCGACAAGCTGCACGAGGCGATGGGCGAGTACACGCGCGGCCTGATCGCCTTGGGCAAGGAGCTCGACGCCGCAATCATCCTGCTGGCCCAACTGAACCGGGAATGCGAGAAGCGTAACGACAAGCGCCCGATCATGTCCGACCTGGGCGTGTCCGGATACATCGAGCAGGACGCCGCCAACATCATCTTCCTGTACCGCGACGAACTCTGGAACCCGGAGTCCGAAGACCGCGGCATCTGCGAGTGGATCAGCGCGAAGCAGCGGCAAGGCCAGCCCGGCGTCGTCGGCCTGGCGTACATCGGCGCGCAAACCCGGTTCGAGGATCTGCCCTACCGCTGGCATCGTCGGGCACCGGTGAAGAAGGCATCGAGCCGCGGGGGATTTGAATGACGCACCGCCCGCCCCAGCCCTGCGTCCTGTGCTCCCGCTTCCACCGCCATGCCGACGCACCTCCAGCCCACGGCTACTGCGAAGGCTACGAGAGGTTCCAGCGCCACGACGACACGAACGAGGCATGCCCGCTGTGGAAGGAAGCAAGCGACAAGGGCCAGCGCAGGGCATGGGCGGAACAACAACAGAGGGAGACAACGTGACCGCCTACTACAACGAGATTGACGAATACGCGGCCCAGTGGCTGCGCAACCTGATCGCCGCAGGCCACATCGCGCCCGGCGAAGTCGACACAAGGAGCATCGAGGATGTACACCCCGCCGACCTGGAGGACTTCACGCAATGCCACTTCTTCGCCGGCATCGGCGTCTGGTCCCTCGCGCTTCGCCGCGCCGGCTGGCCAGACGATCGATCTGTTTGGACTGGTTCCTGTCCGTGCCAACCTTTCAGCGCGGCAGGCAAAGGAGCTGGGTTTGCTGACGAGCGGCACCTATGGCCGCACTTCCACTGGCTCATCGGTGAGCGTCGCCCTTCAGTCGTCCTTGGAGAGCAAGTTGCGAGCAAGGACGCAGATCCTTGGGTCGACCTTGTACACGCTGACCTGGAGGGGCTGGGTTACGCCTTCGGGTGTGTCCCGTTCCCGTCTGCGGGCATCGGCGCCCCGCACATCCGAGACCGGAATTATTGGGTGGCCCACGCCACGCAGCGCGGACGGAGAGAAGAACGTGCGCACTCTGGAAGGTACGTTGGCGGAAATCGCCCGCAAGGGTTCGCCACAGGATCTGTGTCAGGCGGCGATGTTGGCGGGCTGGCACACGCCCGTGGTTCGCGACTGCAGGAACTCGGCGGGGGATGGGTCGAATCCTCGGGACTTGCCACGGCAGGTTTCTGGCGTGATGCCGATTGGCTGCCATGCCTCGATGGCCGGCGCCGTCCAGTTGAACCCGGCTCATTCCCGCTGGTTAATGGCACTCCCGCCCGAGTGGGACGCCTGCGCGCCTACGGCAACGCGATCAACGCCGAAGCGGCGCGCGTCTTCATCGAATGCGTAATGGAGTGCCAACCATGACCCAACAGCAAATCTACGAGCGCATCGCCGCCCTGCACTTCGCCATGCTGATGATGCGGCTCGGCGTGGGGATGAGGCAGCAGGCTTAGAGACCATTTCGCGCGCGAGCGCATTCGCAGTCCAACTAGGAGAAAACTATGTTCTGGCCGTTCAACATCCCTGCTAAGCGCCGCGAGCGCGAAGCCCAGCAGCGCCGTGAGCAGGCAAAGCGCACGCTGACGATTCATCGTCCGAATCCATACCTTTCGTCCGTGAGCTCCAATCGCCCCAGCAACTCCTACGACGATCCGCTCTATCCGATGAACCCGCTGTCGCCGCTGAACACGAGCGTCTTCTACCAGCAATCCGCGCTGGCACCGGCAGAGGAACCGCGCCACACGTCCAGCCACTGCGACACGTCGAGCAGCCATGCGTCGCACTCGAGCAGCGACTACGGCTCGAGCTATAGCCACAGCAGCCACGATCACTCGTGCTCGAGCAGCAGCTATGACAGCGGCTCGTCGTCCAACTCGAGCGACTGGTAACACCACCCCGCCCGGCCAGTCCCGGGCGCACGACAACAACGGGAGAACCTGAATGAAGGCATGGCAATTCTTCTCGATCATGAGCGCGATCTACCTCGCGCCACACAAGCCGGGCGCGGTCAACGTCGGCATCTCGCTCGCGTTTGGCGTGGTCGCCACCCTCATGGCGGTGCTGGACAAATGACCGCCCTCACCAACAACGGGAGAACCTGAACGATGATGATCTTGGAAAGCATGAAGCACTCGCCGGTGCGCAACTACGGCGGTATCCCGGGCCTGACGAGCTGGCTCATCGGCGAGCCGAGCGCCCGCGGCCTGGTGCGGCTGCTCGAATGCTCGCGCACGCACTTCGAACCGATCGTGCCGCACTCGCACCGCTTCGACTTCGAATGCCGCGTGCTCCGTGGGAAGGTGCGGAACATCGTCTGGGAGCGCGACCCGTTGGGCGACGAGTATCAGGCCACGACGCTGCGCTACGCCGGCTCGCCGGGCAAATACGAGAAGTCGTTCGCCGGCCGCGAGCGCTGGAAATTCCGCACGGACACGTACGTCGAAGAGCACACGTACGGGATGGACGCGGCCGAGGTGCATTCGATCTTTTTCGAACGCGGCACCGCTGTCCTGTTCTTCGAGGGTCCGCAGGTCACGGGCGATTCGATCATCCTCGAACCCGTCGTCGACGGCGTGAACATCCCCACGTTCCGTGTCGAGCCGTGGATGTTCCAGGCGGAGGCGGCATGACCACCCTCACCCGCTCCACCGCTCTGCGCCGGACGCCATTCAAGCGCAAGCCGCTCGGCCAACGCGACCCGATTCTGACTTCGACCACGCCGCGGCGCCGCAAGTGCGCAGTCTGCGCCGAGGTGTTCAAGCCGCAGCGCATGGGGCAGAAGGTGTGCGGACCGGCCTGTGCGATTGTCCAAGGCGCAAAGGAGACGGCCAAGCAGGACCGCAAGAACACGCGTGAGCGCAAAGCCAAGCTCAAGACGCGCAGCCAGCACATCGCCGAGACGCAGGCCGCATTCAACGCGCTCGTGCGCTTCCGTGACCGCGACGAGACGTGCATCAGTTGCCCGACGGTGTTATCCACGCTGGCCGAGCAGCCGGGCGGCGGCTACGACTGCGGCCACTACCGCAGCCGCGGCAGCGCGCCACATCTGCGCTTCGACTTCCGCAACGCGCACGGCCAGTGCAAGAAGTGCAACCGCTACCGCGCCGGCAACGCAGCCGACTACCGCATCGGCCTGATCAGCCGCATCGGCCTGGAAGCTGTCGAGGAGCTTGAAGCTGATCAGACCGGCGGTGGCTGGACCATCGCCGGCCTGGAAGCCATGAAGGCTGATTTCAAGGCGCAGCTGCGCGCTCTGAAGGAGAAGGCATGACCATCTACGGCTGCTACAACAAGCCGCGTCCTATTGCCGGTTCGCCTGTCATCGCGCAGGACGGCTACAAGGGCGCTTGGGATCCGCGTTATGCGTCCATCACCCGCAGTAGGAATTGGATCACGGTCCCATACGCGATGTCGACCGAATGCCAATACACCAAACAGCACGCCGCCGACCCGCATTGCTCGGGCTGCGTGCACCGCGCGAGGAAGACCCCATGACCGCCCTCCTTCTCTGGCTCCCCCTATCACTAATCGTAGGCATAGCCGTAGGCCGTTGCATCCGCGCTGGCATGGTGGATCGTCCGCGCAAGGAGACTAACCCTTGACACAAAACCGTGACATCAATTGGCGTCTTCAGAATTGGGCTGATTGGCTTCGGTCCATGGAGCGCAACCGCGGCACATGCATCACGGGCATCATCTGCGCCAACATGCGCGAGGCCGCACTGGGCAACGTCTGGAGCGGCCACGACATACGAGAGCCCGTCGACACGGCCGACGCCCAGCTAATCGAGCGGGCCATGCGCACGCTGATCAAGCCTAAGCGCGACGCCCTGAAGCTGCACTACGTCGAGGGCGCACGCTGGCAAATCATCTGCCGTCGTGCCCACGTGAGGGTGTCTCGTGAGCACTTCGACATGGTCATGCGACAGGCCCGCGAGACGATAGAATGGCAGGTCAACAAGGAGACACGATGAGCACGGACGACAACACTTTCCGCCGCGTCGACTGGTCCGACGACGGGCCGCTACTGAGCGATGATGACGACGCCAATGGCATGCCGCTGCTGCTTCCGCGCGGGGCCGGCCTGTCCGACGCCGACCTGGAGCTGCTGACGCTCGCCGCGCGAGCACTCGGCGCCACGGTCGAGGTCGTCGAGGGTGAGCAATGGGTAGTCCTACACTTCGCTGACGGCGCGATCCAGCACGGCTGGAACTCGTTGCGGCACGGCGACGACGCGCTCTACCTCGCCGTCGACCTCGGCCTGCAGGTAATCCCGGCCGCGCGAACGATGAGCGGCGAGGCATGCGTCGCTGTCGCAGGTCCAGCAGGAGGCCGTCTCGCTGAAGAGCCTTCGACTCCAGATGCGCGCGCCGCCACCCGAATTGTGGTCACCCGCGCTGCTGCTGAGATCGGGAAGGCAATGCCATGATGCTCGGCCTGATGCTTCTCGTCGTGCTATTCGAGCAATGGCGAGCCCGACGCCGGCTCAAGAAGCACATCGAAGCCACCGCCGGTGCACAGGCCCGCGCTGCTGAGATGGCGATGCAAATTCAGCGAGAGGAATTCCTGCGCGAAATCTCTTGACAGTTGGAAAGCTCAGCAGTAAATTCCAAGCAACAACTAATTTCCGTCGCTCAAGACGTGTCGATTGCTCCCACGCGGGAGCTTTTGGCCGCCTAGAGAAAGAAAGCCCGCCCCGAAAGGTCAGCGGGCTTTTTGCATTGGTTCGCGCAAATGTGGTGTAGCTCAGGCGGTAGAGCAGCGGATTGTTAATCCGTTGGTCGCTGGTTCGAACCCAGCCATCACAGCCAGTTTCCCCGTCGTTGTCTCCTGTCCCTCGTCCGCGAGGTTAAAGGCCCGGTCGCCCGAAAGAGCGCCGGGCCATTTTTTTGACCAAACACCATGCTCAAGCCCACAGGCAACCGAATCGTCGTCCGCCTGGACGAGAACCTTCCCACCGCAATCGAAGGCTTCGTTCTTCCACCGAAGACTGACGCATGGCGCGCGAAGGACGGCTCCGTCGAGGGTATGAATCGAGGCACGGTCGTTGCCGTCGGCCCGGGCGCGCGGCACCCGAAGACGGACAAGCTGATCCCCATGGCCACGCAGGCTGGGGACGTCGTGCGCTTCTCCGAATTGGAGTACCACAGCTGGACCGAGGACGGCCACAAGTACGTGCTCATCTCGGAAATGGACATCCTCGGCGTCGAGATGCCACACCCATTGGAGGTCGCGGCATGAACGTCGCTTTCATCCGGCCAGGGGAGCGCGTTCCATATGGCGTCAGCAAGCATTCGACCGGGCATCGCATCAAGTTCCCGTTGTGGATCTGCCATCGGTCTGGTTGGGATCCTGTCCGGGATGAGGTTGTAAAGGGCAGATGGACCTTTGAGGTGTGCGTCCGTACAGAACTAGCAGGCTTCGCCGTCCACTGGGGATGGAATCTGATCGAGGAAAAAGACAATGGCTGACCTGAAAGCAAAGACCCGCAACGCGCTTCCCAAATCCGACTTCGGCATGCCCGGTGAGCGCAAATATCCCATGCCAGACCGCAGCCACGCCGCCAATGCCAAGGCACGTGCCAGCCAGATGGAGAAGGCCGGCAAGATCAGCGAGAGCACCAAGGCGCGCATCGATGCGAAGGCTGACCGCGTGCTGGGGAAAGGCAAGAAGTGATTGTATGAGCCGTCCGTCTGAATACGATCCGGCCTACTGCGATAAGGTCGTCCAATGGGGAAAGGCCGGTAAATCGAAGGCATGGATCGCAGCTCAACTGGACGTTACGCGCCAAACGCTTGAGAACTGGAGTCAGGCCCACCCAGAGTTTTTAGACGCCATTACACGCGCAATGCTGCACTCGCAAGCGTGGTGGGAAGACATGGGCCAGGCGAACATCGTCAGCATTACTGGCCAGTCGCTGAACGCAGGCGTCTACAGTCGCTCGATGGCTGCTCGCTTCCCCGAGGACTGGCGCGAGAAGACCACGACCGAACACACCGGCGCCGACGGAGGCCCGGTCCAAATCGAGAAGATCGAACGTGTCATCGTCCGTCCTGCAAATCCAGACGCCTGAAGTATTTCTGCCGCTGCTGGATCCTGCCCGTTACAAGGGCGTGCACGGTGGGCGCGGCTCGGGCAAGTCGCACTTCTTCGGCGAGATGCTCATTGAGCGTTCGATCATGCAGAAGACCGACGCTGTGTGCATCCGCGAGAACCAGAAATCCCTCGACCAGTCGGTGAAGAAGCTGCTGGAGAACAAAATCGAGGCTCTAAACGCCGGAGCGTATTTCGAGGTGCAGGACAAGAAGATCCGCGCACGCAACGGCGGACTGATCATCTTTCAGGGCATGCAGAACCACACGGCGGAGTCGATTAAGTCGCTTGAGGGCTACGACATCGCGTGGGTAGAGGAAGCGCAAACGCTGTCCCAGCGCTCGCTGGACATGCTACGCCCGACGATCCGGAAGCCAGGCTCTGAAATCTGGTTCAGCTGGAACCCGCGCCTTGAGACTGACCCAGTCGACGTGCTGCTCCGCGGGGAAATGCCACCGCCGGACGCCATCGTCATCGAGGCGAACTACGCAGACAACCCGTGGTTCCCGGACGTGCTCCGCGACGAGATGGAATACGACCGTCGGCGCGACGTCGACAAGTACATGCACATCTGGCTCGGTCAGTACCAGCGCAACAGCGAGTCTCGTGTGTTCAAGAACTGGACGGTCGAGGAGTTCGAAGTCGACCCGACGCAGATCATTCGCCAGGGCGCCGACTGGGGCTTTGCGAGCGACCCGACAGTTCTGGTTCAGTGCTACATCGTCGGCCGCACGCTGTACGTGCCGCACGAGGCGTACCGCGTTGGCTGCGACATCATCGACACGCCCGCGCTGTTCATGACGGTGCCGGACAGCGAGAAGTGGCCGATCACCGCCGACAACGCCCGCCCGGAGACGATCAGCCATATGCGCAAGCACGGCTTCCCGAAAATCATGCCTGCCGTGAAGGGCGCCAAGTCGCTCGAGGAAGGCGTCGAGTTCTTGAAGTCGTTCGACATCGTCGTCCACCCGCGCTGCAAGCACCTGATCGACGAATTGACCCTCTACAAGTACAAGGAAGACCCTCTGACCGGCGCCATTCTTCCTGTGCTGGACGACAAGGACAACCACGTCATTGACGCGCTGCGTTACGCCTGCGAAGGCGCCCGGCGTGCGCAGAAGCCGCAAGCGGTCCGCCGTGTGATCGCGCCGCCGCAAGTTTTTCACTCTGAAGGATGGATGTCGTGAGCGAAGTCACCCAAGAAATGCGCCGCCGCCTGCATCTGGCGCGCGAAGCCGAAGGTGCGAACCGCGCGGCACAGTTGGAAGACAACCGTTTCCGGTTCGGCGAGCAATGGCCGGCGGCGATGAAGATCGCCCGGCAGATCGACAAGCGCCCTGCTCTCACGATCAACAAGACCGACACGTTCGTGCGCTCGGTCGTGAACAACATGCGCGCACAGCGGCCGCGCATTCGTGTGCATCCGGTGGCTGATGGGGCCGATATGAAAAAGGCCGACGTCATCGAGGGCTTGATTCGCCACATCGAGGTGAACAGCAACGCCGACCTGGCTTACGACACCGCGGGCGATTTCCAAGTGTCGATTGGTGAGGGCTATTGGCGCATCTGCTCTCGTTACGTGGCCGAGGACAGCTTCGACCAAGAGCTATACATCGACCGCATCCGCAACCCGTTCACGGTCTACATGGACCCATCGGCCGCGATGCCGGATGGCTCAGACGCGGAATGGTGCATCCTCACGTCTTCGATGAAGAAGTCCGCCTTCCGCAAGAAGTACCCGCACGCGAAGGTCGCCGACGTTAATGATCTCGGGCCGGGGGACGACAAGGCTGTGTGGGCGAGCGCCGAGGAAGTGATAATCGCCGAGTATTACCGCTTCGAGGAGCGCGAAGATGAGCTTTGGCTGCTCTCCAATGGGCAGAAAGTACTCAAGAGCCGCGCGCCGATGAACGAGCATGAACTGCTCGTGACGTACAACATCCGCATCGTTCACCGTCGCAAGACGACGTCGCGTCAGTTGAAATGGTCGCTGTGCTCTGCCGTCGAAGAGCTCGAAGAGCGCGATCTGCCGGGAAAATACATCCCAGTCGTGCGCGTGATCGGCGCCGAGATGATCGACGCAGGCAAGATCATCCGCTTCGGCATGGTCCGCCAGCTCAAAGATCCGCAGCGCATGTACAACTACTGGCGCACGCAGGAGACTGAGTTTGTCGCTCTCGCCCCGTTGGCACCGTGGTTGATCGCCGAGGGCCAGGACGAAGGCCACGAGGACGAATGGCAGAACGCCAACCGCAAGTCGTACTCGCGCCTGACGTACAAGCCTGTCCATGATGAGCAGGGCAATTTGCTGCCGCCGCCACAGCGCCTGACCCCGCAGCAAATACCAGCCGCGAGCGTGAACGCTGCGATGTCTGCTAGCGAGGATCTGAAGGCTGTCGCCGGCATGTTCGACCCGGCGTTGGGTGCGCCTGGGCAGGAAACGTCTGGACGAATGGTCACTGCGCGACAGGGCCAGTCGGACATGTCGAACTTCCACTTCTACGACAATCTGACACGCTCAATCTGCTATACCGGCGTGATTCTGCTTGACCTGATTCCGTACTACTACGATACCCAGCGCGTCATCCGCATCTTGGGTATCGATGGCGTGCCACAGACGACCACGATTAACGAAAAGGTGCGAGACGAACTGGGTGCGATCCGCGAGGTTCTGAACGATATCACCGTCGGTACGTACGACGTTGTGATGGACACCGGCCCCGGCTATCAGACGAAGCGCCAAGAGAACAGCGAAATGCTCCTCGGGCTGCTCAAGACTATGCCGCAGGTTGCGCAGGCCGCCGGCGATCTGGTTGTGCGTCAGATGGACTTCGAGGCCGCGCAGGACGTGGCCGACCGTCTCGCCGCGGCAAATCCGTTGGCTATGGCCGAGAAGGAACTGCCGAAAGACCTGCCGGACGACGTCAAGGCGTTCATTGCACACCTCATGGGAACCGTGCAGCAGCAACAGCAGGCGCTGCAACAGGCTGAACTCGAGAAGAAATATCGCATGGGCGTCGAGCAGCTTCGCCAGCAAGGCAAGCTCGCATCCGATCAACTGTGGGCCGAACACGAAATGCGCCACGAGCATGTGCGCCAGGACGGAGAAAACCGCCGCCTGCTCGCAAAAGAGCACGCCCAAAACCTGCGCGAAGAAGTCAAGTCGCGTACGAAGCTCGAAGACACGCAGATGCGCAACGACGAGTCTTGGCGCGAAGCGCAGCTGGACGCCGCGACCGACCTGAAGCTCAGCCAAGACCGTGGCCCGAACAACGAATTCCACCGCGAGCACGCGTAGTGCACCATGCCTACCGATGGGCTGTCATCGGGTCCAATCCGTGAGAAATCATGTCCAGTGAGCAAGACAATTCGACGACCGCACGTCAAGCGGAGCGCGTCCAGCCCAACGTTGTGACGAGCGAAACCATCGCAGCCATGTATTCCGGTGCTCCCCCGAAAGAGGAGTCGCCCAAGGATGAGCCGAAAGAGGCTCCCAAGGACGAAATCCATGCCGATGGTGAGAAGGGAGAGAAGCGAGCCAAGAAGCCATTCTCGGAGCGTATTTCCGAACTCGTTGAGAAGCGTCGTGAAGCTGAATCGAAGGCTGAGCGCGCAGAACGCGAGCGCGATGAGATGCGTGCACGGCTGGAGGCGATGTCAGCCCAGGCCGCGCCAGTGACCGAAGCGCAGCGCCCTGATCGCTCCAAGTTCGAATCGGACGAGGACTACATCGAGGCCATCGCCGAATGGAAAGCCGATCAGCGACTGGCCAAGCGCGAGCGCGAACAGGCAGAAGCGCGCGCCGCAGCTGAACGCGAGCAACTGGTGAAAGGCTGGCAGAAGGCGCAGCAGCGTGCTCGTGCCGAGATCGAGGATTACGACGACGTGATCAAGGGATCGGATGTGCAACTGCCGGGCCATTTGCATCAGGCGATTCTGGAAAGCGACGTCGGCCCGCACCTGGCCTATTACTTCGCCAAGCACCCGGACGAGGCCAAGCGCTATGGCGCCATGACCCCGACCAGGGCGCTCCGTGAACTTGGGCGCCTTGAGGACCGCCTGGTCGAAGATCCTGATGACGCCCCACCGGCCGCGAAGCAATCTCCCAAAGCTGAAATCGAAACGTCCAAGGCGCCACCGCCTACCACTCGCGTGAAGGACGCACGCGCGGTTGATCCCGGCCCTGCACAGAGCTTCGAGGAATACCGCGCGCGCCGCCGCGCTGAGATGAAGCGGTAACGCGCTAACCCACCACCGAAAGCCCGCCATGAGCGGGCTTTTTTTATGGAGTGAACATGTCCAATACCTTGCTTACCATTAGCGATATCACCAACGAATCGTTGATGATCCTCGAGAATGAACTTGTCCTGGCAGACAAAGTAAATCGCGAGTACGACGACCGTTTCGGCGTCGACGGCGCGAAGATCGGCTACACCATCAACGTGCGTCGTCCGGCCCGCTTCAAGGGTACTGCGGGCCCCGCACTGAACGTGGAAGATTTCACCGAAGGCAGCGTGCCGGTCTCCCTGACCACGCAGTTCCACGTCGACACGCAGTTCATTACAAGCGACTTGCTGCTGTCGATGGACTTCTTCTCGAAGCGCGTTCTGAAACCGAAGATCGCAACCATCGCCAACCGCGTGGACTACGACCTGTCGGTTGCGATGCGCAACAACTTCTTCAACATCACTGGCACGCCGGGCACTCTGCCGACCACGATTGCCCCGTTCCTCCAGGCCGGCGCATGGCTGGACTCGGAAGCCGTGCCGCGCGATGGTGATCGCTACACCGTAACCGACCAATGGACGCAAGCCTCGATGGTCGGCGCCCTGTCCGGCCTGTTCAACCCGCAGACCCAAATCGGCGAGCAGTACAAGAAGGGCCTGGTTTCGCGCCAGACCCTAGGCTCCGATTGGTACATGGACCAGAACATCGTCGCGAAGTCGTTCGGCGCCCTGGGCGGCACGCCGCAGTTCGACAGCTCGCAAACGTCGTCCGCCGTCATCTCGACCGGCTGGGTTTCGTCGGGCACCTTCGGCACCAAGGGGTGGACCAACTCCACTGCAGTAGTGAAGGTCGGCGACGTGTTCTCGTGCGCGAACGTCAACGCGGTCAACCCGCAAAACCGCCAGAGCGTCGGCAAGCCCCGCTTCTTCGTCGTGCTGCCGCCTGTGGGTACGCCATCGAACGGTACGTACGCGCCGAACTACGACCCGGTCACTGGCGTGGACATGGGCGGCACGTACACGTCTGACGGATCGGGCAAGCTGCAACTGACCGTGGCGAACGCCTGCATTACCGGCGGTGCCTTCCAATCGGTCGACGCAGCTCCGGTCAACAGCGCAGCGCTCACGTTCGCCGCTGGCTCGGGTGTCTCTGGTCCGCAGAACCTGATGTTCCACCGCGACGCGTTCACTCTGGTATCGGCCGACCTGCCGCTGCCGGGCGGCGTCGACATGGCCGCACGGGCCGCGCACAAAGACATCGGCATGTCCATCCGCGTTGTTCGCCAGTACACAATCAACAACGATGCCCTTCCGACCCGTCTGGACGTTCTGTACGGCTATGCCCCGCTCTATCGCGAGATGGGCGCCCGCATTTCCGGCTGATGAATAGCCCCGCTTCGGCGGGGTTTCCTTTTTGGAGAATCCTATGTCCAACACCAATCCGGGACCGTCGATCACTTCGAATGGCCCTACCGCGCAGGCATTCGGCAATGCGCAGCAGATCGCACTTCTGAGCGTCACGCTTTCGCCCGCCCAGGTCGCAGCAAATACCACGGCGGAGCAGACCTTCACCGTCAACGGACTGCTGGTCGGTGATTTCGTCGAAGTGAACAAGCCAACCAGTCAAGCTGGCCTGGGTCTTGCGAACTTCCGCGTCTCCGCGGCGAACACGCTGGCTATCACGTTCTCGAACAACACCGGTGCCGGCATCACGCCGACGGCAAGCGAGAGCTACCAGATCCTCGTTGTTCGTCCCCTGGCAAGCGCCCTGGCTGCAGGCCTGCCGTCGACCCTTCCACTGCCGTAATCGCATCCTGACGCCTTGGGCCTCCTTCGGGAGGCCTTTTCTTTTTGGAGCCAAGTATGAGCAGCGGGAATTTTGGACCGTCGAGTGCCGTCACTGCGAATCTCGTTCCGGTCCTTTATAACATTGCGACAGGACAGTTCAACTACGGTACGAACTTCAATCCGGCCAATGTCGGCATCTCCGGCGGGGCGATCGATGGAACCACCATCGGGGGAACCACGCCAGCCGCAGGTACGTTCACTACTCTGACGAGTTCTGCTGTCGCGTTCACCGGCGGCGCGATTGATGGCACCCCCATCGGCCAGTCTACGCCGGCTGCGGGGGCCTTCCTTGGCCTAAACGCCACGAGCGCAAGCATCCTTGGTGCTTTGTCTGCGCAGGGCGTCAACTCGACTGCTAACGGCCAAGTTGCAAGCATCACGAACACCGGCACGGCAATGTCGTCGACCTTCGCGGCGATCACGTATTTCGATGCGGCGCGTACTGCGAACAACAAGACCGCTGATTTCCTGTGGACGGGCGGTACGTTCTCGGCCCGGT